GCAGTCAAACTGGTCATACCAACTGTTCCTTACTTTGTATGTTGCATGTACGAAGTCAGTGAGAAGGCGAGGTCCAAATTTACTAAAATCTCCCGTACAAATGTAAGGAGAGTGTTCAGTTAATCTTTTCGCAAGCGTATCCCATTCAAGTGATTCCGGATTGATGCCTACTGCATGCTCTAAATCGAGCCGAGAGTTTTGAAAAGCATAATTAAAATCCATCAAAAATTTTCTTGAAGATAGAGTGAGCGATAGTGGGCTACCTTGAATTAGTCGTGGTTTACTAACTTTATTCGGTGGCAGCCTTTCATCTTTATGTGTTACTTGGAAAATGGTTAGTGGTGCAATACCTTTTGCCATTGATTTTTCTTCTTCATCAAGTAAAGCCAAAAGACGAGAGTCGACAGTAATGTCGCCAGCATCGTAATCAATATCAATAATATCTTTTTTGGATTTTGTTTTTGCGCTCCAAACCCATGGTACTCCAGGACTGGTGTTCATAGTCAATCCAACAACTTTTCCAGGTATTCCAAGAATTGCTTCCCGCAATGATCTCTTCGATGCAACGTCTATATCACTTATACAATGGGTTAAAACCATGTTAGTGACATCTTCAGTAGCAATTCGGATATCTTCTTTAGGAAAACTCTCATGTGGAACAAAGTTTTTCATTCCCTGGATTAGAGTGTTTTGACCACTGTCGCCATCTGTTGAAATGATAGCTGGAGACCGTTGAACTTCACCAAAGCGTTCATGACAGACGCTTTTTCTGATCTGAGTTTTTGTTGAATGGTATAATGTCATCATGCTACCTTTTTTAGCTGCTCCATAAACGGCAATATCTTCAGGTAATCCTTCTATTTTAACCCCGGACAACTTAGCTTTATTTGTTTCTGAGAGATCAACGACCTCTACTAAACCAATATCACCAAATTGCGCTTGGGTAAGTGCGTTAAAATACAAGTTTTTCTGAGTACTGGCGGACAAGACTCCAACTATTTTCGATGTGCTCCTATCGATTAAAATCGAACCACATGAAGAGGAGAAGTCTTTACCCGGATTTTTACAGGAGTAACCATTGAGTAACACTTGAACTTTTAAACCTTCTTCGGACCAGGTAACAACGTCGGCTGCTGAGTAAGAGTAAACACAGTTTTCTACTTTGACTTCTTCTGCTTTAAAGAATCGTTCTTCACGTCTTTCTGTAGGAGGGTCCATGATGTAGAAATTGTTAGTGTCAACATACGAATTTTCTGAAGCTACGAGTGTTGGCTTCAAACCTTTGCAGGCGAAATCATTCAATTGTAAATTAAAAAGAACGATATCTGATCCGTTAGTATCAACAATCAATTCCTGATTTTTATCATAGAACTTATCCAATGGAATGTATTTTCGTTCGTATTTTCCATTAAAGCGTTTCAAGATGACAATTGGGAAAAGTGTGTGTGCTTCTTTAGCACAGTCGGCGCAAGCTGGACTGCCATGTTTTGTGCAATTAGTGTAGTGTTTTCGCATCTTTTTCAATGTGATAGACAAAATCGTACTAAGCGAATGTAACTGAGTCAAAAAAGTTGTCCCAGATAAGCAAAATGCTCGAGAGATGTAAGCTTCGTCGTGTGTTGCCACTTCGATGATAGAACTAGTATAACGCTGGAGGGCGTTCTTAAATTCATCTTCACCAGAGGGTTTGACGGGTGCTTTCTCGAATTTTGCACTTCCTGCTTTGCTTGTTTTCATCTTTCTTGAAAATTTTGTTTTGACATCTGCACTAGCGAACAGAGATGGATGAACAATTCCTGACGGAGTCATGTCACTATTAAGTTCTTGAATGTGTCTTTCGATAACAGATCTTCCTAGAGTCAAGTTCCGTGCTGTATTTTTATCACAATGTTCCTTAGCAATATGAATTTGATAATCGCTTTGGATGGTTCTGGGTTGTGACAAATTCGTTGAATATTCATTCATTCCTGTGCAAGGTTCTGTTATTGTCAATTTGCTGTCTTCAAGTGAATCTTCGATCCACTTTTCAGCTTCTTTCCTTCTGCGTTGTTTCATCATTCGAGTACAGAGAATAACAATTCCAATGATTGCACTGAGAACACCCAATCCCGCTACTAAAGCCTGGTGTTGTGAGAACCAACTGGTCTTCACAACAGCTTGCTTTATGTAGACACTTGCTTCGTCGATGACGACTTCAACATTTTCATCGAGATAAATTGCTGGAATGATTTTGAGATATTTAGCTCTATCCGACCAACTAACGTCTTTACAAAGAATTGGATCTTTGAGAGTTTGATGGAGACGTTTGTAGTACGGAATGCGCTCGATCTCCCAAATACAAGTTTGTGAACAGGGGTAGTCAAAAACGTTTGGATAACCATCAAAGTCCCAAGAGACTTCGGTGTTATTGACAGTTGGAAAATGAAATTCATCTTTCAAC